TTTTATGAAGGAATGCCAGTTTTTTCATTAATTGATAAAGCTGGAAATTTTCCTCAAAAGACGTCTTTACTTCCTACTCCTGTCCGTACAGGCCAAATGCGATTAAATGAGTGGATACCTCCACCGTATGAATTACGTACTGCACCCGCAAAGCTACGTACTACGGACCTCATTGATCCTTTGCACCTATCCTTTCGAAAGGAAAAAGGAAGACGTCTCTACTTTGGATTGGATTTATTTCCTCCCGAGTATTGGCGAGGTATTTTTACAGAATACTTCGACGATTTTAAGTATCGAATACTTACCTTAGAAGAAGCCATTAATGGCATCTCTCATTTAGGTAATTTTCACGGAATTGCTCTTAATACTGCTTCTGGCCACCCTTGGTCACAGTATGGTTATCAACGTTCCGACTTAATAGTTCGAGATTCTTCAACTCCAAATGTATTCCCTTATATCTTAGGAACTAAGCCAAAAGCTTCTATGTTCACAGAGCGTAAGGGAGAAATTGGTTTGTGGGTCCATCCAGATCTTCAAACCGCTATTTATATGATGTTTTATCATGCATCACTTGGGTTAGTAACGCCCGCTTATTTTCTCTATTGTCTTAAAGATGAGACCCGTCCTTTAGATAGAGTTAATTTGGGTTACACCCGAGGTTTCGCAATGGGTTCGGTTCATCACCTAATTTATTGCCGTATGGTATTTGGTCTAATCTTCTCTACGTTAGAGAAAGGTGTTGACCATGATGTATGTGTTTCTGTAAATCCTTTTTCGTCCCATTGGACTAGGATTTACGCACGTTTATCTCAATTTGGAAATAATTTTGTTTCCCACGATGTTGAAGCTTATGATATGAACTTCTTTGTACAGACCTTTGCGCCTGCATTATTGTACAATTTCGCTCTTACTTTTAAGCTTAAGATTTTCGGTTTTGAGTACTATTGCTTAGCTAATGGTACGTACAGTACTTTTACTGGCCGATATGTTATTCGTAACATCGTTGTAATTCGTATGAATCAACCTTCCGGAGGTTACTGTACTACTGTTTACAATAGTATGGCAAATTCCGTAAAAGGTCGACGAATATGGGGTGAAGTTTCGACTGAACCCTTTGATTTACATGTTGCTCAGATTGTTG